AAGAATTAAACAACTTAGTATGTTTTAATGATTTTACGTATTGATTTTTTACGTAAAGATGTTTAAATAATAGTGTAGTAGGAAACTGCTACACTATTTTTTTTCACTTTATAAAGGAAAACATTATGTGGACAAAACCAATAGCAACAGAGATGAGATTTGGCTTCGAAGTAACGATGTATGTAGCCAACCGATAGATAAAGAAGTAGAAGTAGATATACACAGATTGTTAGAAACATTGGACTGTGAATAAAGAAAGGATCTTAGGATCCTTTTCTTTTGGCTAAACAAAATCACATTTAGTTAAAAATACACTTGACAAGATAAATAAAGTTGCATATAATACATATATGCATTAGGCATAAAATGACATTTTTTATTAGGCAAACAAAGGAGGCTAACAAATGGCATCATTAGCAGAAATTCGTGCAAAACTGCAAGAAGCAAACAATCGCTCATCTGGTAATTCTACTGGAGGCGGTGACAACGCAATTTACCCACATTGGAATATGCAAGAAGGCAGAGAAGCCGTGGTAAGATTCTTACCAGACGGTAACGCTGACAACACATTCTTTTGGGTAGAACGTGCGATGATTAAATTACCATTCGCAGGTATCAAAGGAGAAACAGACAGTCGTAATACTATTGTGCAAGTTCCGTGTGTGGAAATGTACAACGATGGTACTACTTGTCCAATTCTTTCTGAGGTACGTGGTTGGTTTAAAGACAAATCACTAGAAGATATGGGACGTAAATATTGGAAAAAGCGTTCGTACATTTTCCAAGGGTTTGTAACAGACGATCCTCTTAACGAAGAGAGAACACCTGAGAATCCTATCCGTAGGTTTATTATTGGTCCACAGATTTATCAAATCATTAAAGGTGCTTTGATGGATCCAGAGTTGGAAGAATTGCCAACAGATTATCTTCGTGGTGTTGACTTCCGTATTAAGAAAACATCAAAAGGTGGTTATGCTGACTACTCTACATCACAATGGTCACGTAAAGAACGTGCATTAAATGATACAGAGAATGCAGCAGTTGAACAACACGGGTTGTTTAACTTAAATGATTTCCTTCCTAAGAAGCCAGGTGAAGTTGAGCTTCAGGTAATGAAGGAAATGTTTGAAGCATCAGTTGATGGTGAAGCATATGATCCGGAACGTTGGGGTCAATATTTCCGTCCAGCGGGAATGAGTCAGGCAACTGGCGATCCTAATAAGGCAGCAGCACCAGCAGCAAGTGCTCCGGTAACTCCTGCACCTGCTCCAGCGGCAGAACCTGCTCCAGCAGCAGCGCCTGTAACTGAAGCACCAGCAGCAGCACCAGCGGCAGAAACTGCAACTACTGAGGACAATGGATCGGGTCGTGCGCAAGACATTCTTGCAATGATTCGCAACCGTCAGCAATAAAAAGAGTTTATGAGAGTTCCGGCAAAAACCTCCGTACGGTAACCAGCGAGGTCTCTCATACTTTAACAAAGGAAAGGTAATTATGGCAAAAGCGTTTGACGTAACTAAATTTAGAAAGAGCCTTACAAAGTCCATTGACGGATTAGGTATTGGCTTTAATGATCCTACTGATTGGATCAGCACAGGCAACTATGCACTAAACTATCTTATTAGTGGTGACTTTAATAGAGGTGTACCTCTTGGTAAAGTTACTGTACTAGCAGGTGAATCCGGTGCAGGTAAATCTTATATTGCAGCCGGCAATATTGTAAAATCAGCACAAGAACAAGGTATCTTTGTAGTACTAATTGACTCAGAGAATGCACTTGATGAGAAATGGCTACACGCATTAGATGTTGACACAAGTGAAGAAAAACTTCTTAAACTTAATATGTCAATGATTGATGATGTTGCTAAAACAGTATCAGAGTTTATGAAAGAATACAGAGATATGGCAGGCGAAGAACGTCCTAAAGTATTATTTGTAATTGACTCACTTGGTATGCTACTAACTCCAACAGATGTTGATCAGTTTGGTAAAGGTGATTTAAAAGGTGATATGGGTAGAAAGCCTAAAGCACTAACAGCACTTGTACGTAACTGTGTTAATATGTTTGGTAGTTACAATGTAGGTATGGTATGTACTAACCACACTTATGCATCACAGGATATGTTTGATCCAGATGATAAGATTAGTGGTGGACAAGGCTTTATCTATGCAAGTAGTATTGTTGTTGCTATGCGTAAACTAAAACTTAAAGAAGATTTAGATGGTAATAAAACTACTACAGTAAATGGTATTAGAGCTGCGTGTAAAGTAATGAAAACACGTTATGCAAAACCATTTGAAGCAGTGCAAGTAAAGATTCCATATGAAACAGGTATGGATCCTTATAGTGGCTGCGTTGACTTGTTTGAAGCAAAAGGATTGCTTAAAAAAGACGGTAATAGACTTAAATATACAGACTTAAATGGAGAAGTTCATTTAGAGTATAGAAAGAACTGGACAGGCGATAAATTAAATATGATAATGAATGATCTTAAATCAAAGCCTGAACTGGAAGAAGTCGAAGAACCAGTCGAGGTTGAAGAGGAACCAGTAACAAGCAACGGAGTATAAAACATATGAATAGTGATCTAATAGCAGATATTTGGACTATAATGGTTGAACACATTGAAGAAAAGAAAAAGAAAGATGTGGCAGCAAGTTACATTAATACGCTACTAGATTATGGTGTGAGCGAATCAGTTATTCAAGGACTGTTTGGCATAGACACTTATCTAGATGAAGCAGTCGAGTATGTCTTGGATGACGATGAAGTCGAAGACTATGATGAAGATGAAGATGATCGTTGGGATTAAAGTATGACAAATTGGTATGATCTAGTTTCGAAAGATATCAGCAAGATACCTGATGCTGTTGAGTATTTCAATACGGAACTAATTGCTGCAAAAGCAGAAATTAAAATTAGTGGTAGGATTGAAAAAGCCTCAGCACATTTGCCGGCATCCGTAGAGACTAGATTTAGCCAACTTCAAGAAATTGAAGCAATACTAGAATATCTTAACATTGAACTCCGAAGATTACGTTCTTCGCATTTTAGAAGATATGTTGAAAACTATCAAAGACAATTAAGTTCACGTGATGCAGAGAAGTTTGTTGACGGTGAAGCAGATGTAGTTGACTTTGAAAAAATTATTAACGAATTCGCTCTTATACGAAATAAGTGGTTAGGAATTATTAAAGGACTTGATCAGAAACAGTGGCAATTAACTAACATTGTAAAGTTAAGAACTGCTGGACTTGATGATGCTACTTTGTAGTTTCTAACGCTTTTTCTTTTTTCTCAAGATAACTTTTTACAACATCCGCAAGTTGTGCGTGTGTATCCTGAAACCACGTTGCAACGTGATAATTAAATTTTTTAGGTTTTTGAAATTCTGTAGTTTCTTTAATTGTGTCCATCCAAACTAGATAATCTGGATCTAAATATTCTTTTGCACTATTTGAATTACAGCGTTTATCTATTATTGCAATTTTTCCTGCTGCAACAATACCATCTACGTAACCACGTAGTTCATTTTGGTATGTATCACCAGTCACATATACACCGCCCACTAATTCTGCAAAAGGTTTTGCTAGTGTTGTTTTTCCTGACCCTTCTGGTCCACATATAAGTATTTTCAATAATTTGCTCCTCTTTCACTTCTATATTTACACATAAACTGAGCATATAAATAAAAGTATGAAAACAATTGTACTAGTAACAGGCGGATTTGACCCTTTACACAGTGGACATATTGCCTATTTTAAAGAAGCAAAAAAACTTGGCTCCAAACTAATTGTTGGTGTTAACAGTGATGATTGGTTAGTACGTAAAAAAGGCAGACCATTTATGCCTGGAGAAGAACGTATTGCAATTATCCAAGAACTAGAAGTTGTTGATGAAGTCATTACATTTGATGACAGCGATGGAAGTGCTACAGATGCAATACGCAAAGTAAGGAAAAAATTTCCTGCTACAGAAATAGTTTTTGCTAATGGCGGCGACAGAACTCCAGACAACATTCCAGAATTATTCGATGACGACACAGGCGAACTAACATTTGCATATGGCGTTGGCGGCGATACAAAAAAGAATAGTAGTAGTTGGATACTTGAAGAATGGAAACATCCTAAAACAATTCGTAAGTGGGGTTACTACAGAGTAATTCACGAATATGGTAATAACGTTAAAGTAAAAGAACTTACTGTTGATCCAGGTAAGATGCTAAGTATGCAACGACACAAGGATAGAGCAGAACATTGGTTTGTTGCCAAAGGCACAGCAAACGTTTACACTATTAACAACTCAACAGATTATGAACTTAGAGGTACATATGAAAAACATCAGTCATTACACATTGATAATATGGAATGGCATATGTTAGCAAATGAAACTGATGAACCTTTACAAGTTGTAGAAATCCAATACGGTACAAACTGTGTCGAAGAGGACATCGAACGTTTATGAATGATTGGATATTTTTAAGCAAGGATCACAAAGATCCATATATAAATGAATTTGCATCAGGTTGTAAAGCAACTACAACTGATCCGAAAACATTTGAATACGATAGTTTAGATGAACGTCCTATTGTGCTTAGAGGTATTCTAAAAAAGAAAATTATACATAAATGTTTTGAAGATAATAGAGACTTCTATTATATGGACACAGGATATTTTGGTAACGAAGTTACAAAAAGCAATCCTAATGGTTGGAAGTATTGGCACAGAATTGTTAAAAATAATTTACAACACGGCGATATTATTGAACGCTCCGACGACAGATTTAAAAGATTTAATAAAAAATTTATGCCTTGGAAAAAGAATGGCAGAAAAATTCTTATAGCAGCACCGGATGAAAAACCTTGTAAGTTTTATGGTATTAATTTAGATGAATGGATACATTCTACTATTACTAAAATTAAAAAATTCACAGATCGTCCTATAGAAGTAAGACAAAGAGATAAACAAAGAATTACACGTTTGACAGATACATTAGAACAAGCATTAAACAAAGATGTATTTGCACTAGTTACATACAATAGCAATGCAGCAACAGAAGCAGTATTTCACGGTATACCTGTTTTTCCGTTAGCACCTGCAAACTCTGCAAGACCAGTTGGATGTACTGATTTAAGTCTAATAGAAACACCTTACTATCCATCAGAAGATAAAAGATATGCTTGGGGTTGTCATTTAGCATATGGTCAATATCACGTTAGTGAATTAAGAACAGGTAAGGCAAAAGAGCTATTGGAGGAACAATGGAAGAACTAAAAGTATTTGTAGGATATGATCCTAGAGAAGATATTGCATACCAAGTGTGCAAACACAGTATTGAAAAAAGAAGTCCTAATGCTGTAGTAAAACCTTTAATACAAAAAGAATTAAGAGAACAAGGGTATTATGACAGACCAATTGATAAATTAGCAAGTACAGAATTTACATTTACAAGATTCTTAGTACCTGAACTAAGCAACTTTAATGGTTGGGCTATGTTTATGGATTGTGATATGATTTTACAAACAGATATCAATGAATTATTTGCACAAGCAGATAACAAGTATGCATTGATGTGTGTTAAACACGACTACACTCCTAAAGAAGGAATCAAAATGGACGGACAGGCACAAACAGTTTATCCACGTAAAAATTGGTCAAGTGTAATGCTTTTTAATTGTTCACATCCGAGTAATCAAGAAATAAATGTAGAACTTGTTAACGATCCTAAAATTACAGGAAAATATTTACACAGATTTAGTTGGTTGAAAGATGACGAAATTGGAGAACTAAGCCCAGAATGGAATTGGTTAGCAGGTTGGTATAAAGAACCAGATGATGGTAAGCCTAAACTTATACACTATACAGAAGGTGGTCCGTGGTTTGAAAATTATCGTTACTGTGAATACCACAGCGAATGGAAACAAGAATTACAAGAGATGATGAATGGATGATACAATAGGTCTTGAAGAAGCATTAGTAAGAGGAAGTGAAAACCGCCTTACACTAGATTCTAAAGATATCACCAAGCCACACGTAATCCGTGGTGTCATAAAAAACGGCCATCGTGACAACGCACAAGCAATTGGAAGAGATTTTTGGTACATAGATACAGGATACTTTGGTAACTTTCCAAGTCCAGGTAATAAAAAAGGACAAAAGAAGTGGCATCGTATTGTTAAAAACGAAAATCAACAAGTTGACATTGTAGATGTTCCAGGTGATCGTTGGGAAAGATTGTTAACAGATGACCCAAGGTTAGTTTGGAAAGGTTGGAAAAATTATAACAAAAAAATATTGTTAGTAATGCCAAATCCAAAAGCCTGTAAGTGGTATAACATTGATTATGACAAGTGGGTTAAAGATACGAAAGAACAAATTGCAAAATACAGCGATTTGCCAGTAGAAGTACGTATAAAAGGTTCGCGTAGTGAACGTAATAAAGGGTATACAATATATGATGCATTTGATAGTGGCGTATATGCAACTGTTGCAATGAATAGTATGGCTGCACTCGAATCAGTACTTTATGGTATACCTGCTTTTGTAAGTGTGCCTTGTGCTGCTAGTCCTTTGGCATCAACTGACTTATCACAACTAGCAAATCCTTTTAAACCTAAAACTAAATTAATAGAAAGGCATTGTAGGAATCTTGCATACACACAATTTACTATTGATGAAATACTAAGTGGTGTTGCATATAAACTTACTGAGAAATATAGATGAAACTACTTTTAAATAACAAAGAAATTGCAAATTACCTACTACACTTGATAGGTGTGCCACAAGAGTTATATAAGTTACACCCAACTGACAGAAATGCTGCTGAAGTTGTACAAGGATTTTTAAAACGAGGATCAAAGCGTCAAAAAGAATGGCGTATGAATCCAGATGAAGCAAGATCTGAAAAAAGAAAATTTGCAAAGAAACTTAAAAAGGCAATTGCACAAGATTTAACAGATTGGCGCAACGCTGTCAAGCAAGAAAAATTTAATTTACGTAATGCATACTTTAATACAATCCATAAAGAAATAGAAACAATACTTGATCGTTTTGGAGAACAACGTGTACTAAATGCATACAAGAAAAGTGAAATAACTGAGTTTGTAAAAGGATGTGGACTTAATTTAGACCCTAAAGGTCAATTAATGCGTAGACATAAGTTCAATAGTTACACAGATGATTGTGTAATTAGGAATACAGTAGGTAATGAAGAACTACTTGTTACAAAAATAGATAACAACTATCCTATGTGGTTTATAGATAGCGGTTACACAAACTTTTTAGAAGATAATAAGAAATGGCATAGGTTAGTTCGCAACCATTTACATTACGGCAAGTTTTTTCAAGCCCCTGCAGACAGATTAGGCAACTTTAAGCAGTTTCCTAAGCCTTGGAGAGAAGGGGGAGACATAATTTACATTATTGAACCAGGACCTTTTGCTGCAAGTGTATTTCATTGTGATTTGAAGACTTGGAAGTACGACATTGAAAGAGAATTAAGGCAGTATACAGACAAAAAAATTAAATTTAGAGAAAAAGCGCCTAAGAAAGAACGTACAAACTTGTATAAAGAATTAGCAGACGAAGATTATTACTGTATTGTCAGCATTAACAGTAATGCTGCTACAGAAGCAATTTGGCAAGGTGTGCCGGCTGTTACATTGGGCGCACACGTAACAAATCCAGTAACTGTAGACAAACTAAGTGACATAAACAGCCTATATAGAGGACCATTAGGTGAATGGTTGTGTATGTTAAGTTACCAACAGTTTACTAAAGAAGAAATTGTAACAGGAACAGCAGGGAACTTAGTTAAAAAGTATACAGTCAATGAGTAAACGCACAGCAGTAGCATATTTTGCTGGTATTCCACCACAAAATAACAATCCTGAGAAACCTTTAATTTTAAAAAACTTTATTGCAGGTGTAAACGCAATAGGAGACAATGGAATTGAACATCAAGGCTTTAATGTGCTTGATTGTGACGTTGCATTCATTCAAGGATTTGTACACGAACACGGAAAAACTGCACCACACTTATTATTGCGCAGAAATGCGGTAGAAAAACAAAAACAAACAGGAAAACGTTCATTAATTGTAGACAGTAATTTATTTTTTGTATGCTGATCCAGGGAATACAAAAACTTATCTACGTTATAGTTTTGACGGCGTGTTTCCTACAACAGGTTTTTACTTTGACCAAGATGTTGATCCTACAAGATGGAAGAAAATTAGTGCTGCACTAAATTTACCATTAAAAGAATATAGAAAAGACGGCAAACACATCTTAGTATGCTTACAACGTAACGGTGGTTGGTCAATGAAAGGTATTCCTGTAATGCAATGGCTTACAGATACAATTAAAAAGATAAAAGGATTTACAGATAGACCAATTATTATACGAGCTCACCCAGGAGATAAAAAAGCAAGACAGTATTTGCGTATTAATGAACCTAATGTGTTTGTTTCTTGGGCTCCTAATATTAGACACGACTTACTTAATGCTTGGGCAACTGTAGTTTACAATAGTTCCCCTAGTGTTGCAAGTTTAATTGAAGGTGTGCCTGTATTTGTTACAGATCCTGATCCAAGTGTCAGCCAAGTGAATGGAGTTTGTAACACAAACCTAAAAAGATTAGAAGATCCTAAATTTCCTGATAGACAACAGTGGATAGAAAGACTGTCAATGTGTCATTGGAACTTTAATGAACTAAAAAGCGGCGAAGCGTGGGAATTTTTTAGGAGATACATATGAGACAACTGCCAAACGGATGGCACGTACCAGAAGGTGACACTAAAATGACACGTCATATCGAAAGTGATAAGTCACCTGCACTTGCTGAGTACGAACATAAACAAAGAAAAACAATTTTAAAAAATATTCCTGTAAAAAACACATTTGTAGACGTAGGTGCTAACGTTGGTGTATGGAGTATTACACTTGCACAACATTTTGACACTGTTTATAGTTACGAACCTAGTGTTAGAAACAGAGAATGTTTAGAAAAAAATGTAGAAGGTAAAACAATTATTAAAAATGTTGCACTTTCTAATTTTAATGGCGAATCAACCTTCCACGATGAGATAAAAAATTGTGGAAATAGTAAATTATGGAATGAAGGTGATGTACCAGGTCTATATAATGTGCCTGTAAGAAAACTTGATGAAGAAAATATTGAAAATATTTCATTGATTAAGATGGATGTACAAGGTTATGAATGGCAAGTGATACAAGGCGCACAAAATGTCATAGAACAACAGCAACCTTGGATAGCATTTGAAGTAAGTGCTGACGTAGACGTAATTTGCAAGTTTTTAGAGGATAGAAATTACGATATGATTGATAATAAAAGTAAACGTATCTTAATTTACGCTCCAACGTCTGGAGAAAATGCTCCTTCTAAAGAAGCATTTGGTAGAAGAATGGGGCCTGGACCTTATGTTAAACTTTTACCTGAAGATAAACAAAAAATTGCTGCTGAACGCCACGGAAATTAACGTAATTGCTGCTGCCAATAAGGTTCTGTACGCATAACTTTTAAATCATCACGCTTACTACGACCCATACGTTTTCTATCGCCTTTTAAATGGTCTAAATATGCTCCCCAATCACAATTAATTAGAGGATGTCCTTCTCCTGTTGACATTCCAGGTCTTGGACGTAAGTCAACTAAGTGTCCTGCCCAGTTATGTTGAATTAATTTAGGGAATCTTTTACGAACTTCATCAAATACAAAACTATCGTGCCATTCTGCCATTGTAAAAATACCACTTTCTGCTTCATCATAAACACGTTGAAATTCATTTAAAAATTTTACAGCTCTTGGACTACTTAACTTAACAGCATATAATCCGCATTCACTATATTTGCCTCTACGACCTAAATATGAAAGTTCTTTATCTGCAGGAATAAGTCTTTGCAAGTCTGCGTGTGTAATTGGACTATGACAAATAGTATCTGCATCCATCCACATAAGCACATCTGTGTTACATTCTTTAGCACAAGCAAAAATACTGTAAACTTTGTGTGCAAATCTAATAGCGTGCCATTTAAAACCTTTGCCACTATCACGTCTACGTGATCTAATAGGATCATCTGAAACGTCACCGTTTGCTTTAGGTACATTTTTCCATTTTTCTTTAAATTTTACGAGCTCTGGACTTTCTGCGTGTAAATCTTTCACAATAAGATTGTCTGCTTTTTCTTCTACTTCACAATTTTCAGCATACACATACAAATTGATATCTTTAGGCCAATTTTCTAAGAAAGTTTTAATCATTCTTTTGCCATATTGCTCATAGCCTGGCTTATGAAATGTAGTTACAACACTTATGTTCATTTTACTTTGTCCCATATATGAAAGTTATCACCTTGTACTAGTGCATTATAGTTAGCCGCATACAAAGCAACACTTCTATCTCTTCCAATTACTTCTGTACCTTCGATTACAATTTCTGGACCTGGATTATAATATAATGGTGATATCAAATCAAGTGCCTTTATGTGTTCAAGGTCAACAAATACTGCTGAAACTGAAGATAATGCATATAAAGTTTTAATGTCTTTTCTATAAACAACTTTTTTATCTTTTACATACATTCCTGTTCTACTATGCAGGAAAACAGTATCGAATATTTCTATAATAGACGGCAATAAGTTCATTCCTGAACCAATTACGATTGCATCTTTTGGTTTGTGCAGTAAAGTTTTTTTTATTCGTTTGGTATATTTGTTCATTGGCTAACATACTTTAAGTTATTTAAGTATTTTATCCATTCTGCACAAAAATCTTGGCTACTGCACTTAAATACTACTGATGCGTTTTAAGTTATATAGACAATTTGGTGCGTTAAACAGTCCTAGTATTTTTGATGCATTTCAACAAGGACTTCAAGCACAAGGACACACAGTGGTAAGCGACAACGAAGATGTTGCTGTAATCTGGTCAGTGCTATGGAATGGCCGTATGTCTTCAAACCAACAAGTTTACGAAAGATGCATAAGAGAGAACAAGCCAGTTATAATTATTGAAGTTGGAAATTTAAAAAGAAATGAAACTTGGCGTATTTGTCTTAACCATATTAATGGACTAGGCGAGTTCGGAGCCAACGAAGATATTGATGTTAATAGACCTAAGAAGTTAGGATTGCAAATGTCATTACCTAACACTAATAGAAAGGAAGCAATTCTAATTGCAACGCAACATCAGAAAAGTTTACAGTGGCAAGGTATGCCTTCTATGGCAGACTGGACTATGCAAACGATTGATGCAATAAGGAAAATAACAGACAGACCAATTGTTATCCGTCCCCATCCAAGGTCACCGATGCCAGGTATAGAACACGAATGGCAAAACGTTACAAGACAGCAGCCTATACAAGTAACTGGCACGTATGATAACTTTGATATCAATTATAACTACCACGTAGTAATTAACCATAACAGTGGTCCGCCAATACTTGCAGCAATAAATGGCACACCGGTTATCACTGGGGATAGCAGCCTTGCATATCCTGTTAGTGACAAACTAGAAAACATCGAAGACCCTAAATTACCTGATGAAAGACTTTTATGGTTTACAAAACTTACACATTGTGAGTGGACAGTTGATGAGATTAAGCAAGGCATTCCTATAAAAAGACTAGAAAAGTTTATAAAAAAGCAAGTAAGTTATTGACTTCTTAGTTTATAGACCGTATAATAAATTTATGACACACTTAACTTATATAGAAGATCTATTCGTCAAGGTTATGGACATTATGGACCAGAACCTTCTAGGTATGCAATATCACGATCAGTCTGCTGCTAGAAGTTTTTACAATAGCATCAACTCTGGTAAAGACTTGACGGAAAAACAAGGTGCATATATCTTAAAGATTATCTACAAATATAGAAACAGTGTAAGGCCGTTTATAGAAGTCGAACCCCACCTAGAACATCCTATGTGGAAGAAGCCTTTTAGAGTTGTAGATATGTCTAAAGAAATATGGGTTGAGCAAGGCAGTGTTAAAACTCCTCTCATTTGCTTGAAATTTCCTTATAGTTTAAAAGATAACTTTGAGTCTACATTTAGACCCAATGTTGAAAAAGGCCATTTCTGGAATGCGGATAGACGCATTAGACAAATTAATATCTACAAAGCAAATATTGTAGAAGTAGAAAAATGGTGTGAAGAAAATGATTTTAAAATAGACGACACCTTTAGAAGTTGTGTTGACCAGATAGAAGAAATTTGGCAAGAACGTGCTATATATGAACCACATAGTATTATTGATGATGACGAAGTACAAATTGTAAACTGTACTGAAGATGCTGAAAATTATTTTCTTAAAAAGTCAAATGGTAATTTAGTAAATGATATGCTACTTGCAAAAAGTATGGGGTATCCGTTAAAACAACCTAATAATACAACTGCACAACAAATAAGCAGTAACCATCATAATACATTTTGGCTAAAAAATGTTGATGAGTTTGTAAGTCTATCTTATCAAGTCGAAGGCAAAATTGTAGTATTATTAGACAGAGCAGCAGATGCACTAGAGTATATGAAAGAACTAAAAAAGTGTATAGATTCCAACAAATATAACCCTAATGACTTTAGAGTTTGTTTCCGTACTAACAATAAAGATGATCCAGAATTTAATAATTGGGTGCGTGATAACAAGTTTGGAGGAAAAATTGAAGGTGCAAAGTTCCTAATCTTCCAACATAAGCCTGCTAAGTGGTTGTTCAAACAGGAAAATGATGTTATAATAGTTGCTACAAACAATTTAATGCCTTCTACATTTGGCTTAACTAGAGACTTGATTGAGTCAAGTCCTATTGTGTTTTATGTAGGAGAAATAGAACCAAGTCGAGGAAAAAGAACTATTGTCGAACTGTAAGTTAATAATTAAAGATGAAGTAAACGTAAAGTTTGAAGGTCTTGCTGTTGAAACACGCAGAAAGATTGTAAACAAACTAAAGTTTGATTTACCTTATGCCCGTCATATGCCTGCATTTAAATTAGGTAGATGGGACGGTACTGTAAGTTTCTTTGGTATTGGTGGTAATGGATATCTTGCACACTTAGATGTTGCACTGCCTATAGTTGAGAATGATGGTTATGATATTGAGGTTATTGATCAGCGTATAGCACCTAATCTTGAGTTTGATAAAATTACAGAAAACTATTGGGCTGATCAAGGTAAGACTTGGCCTAAAGGTCATCCTGAAGAAGGTAAGCCTATTGTGCTACGTGATTATCAATATGATGTAGTTAATAAGTTTTTAGAAAATCCACAAGCACTACAAGAAGTTGCAACGGGCGCAGGTAAAACTATTACAACAGCAACACTAAGTCATTTGTGCGAACCTTACGGACGTACAATGGTAATTGTTCCTAATAAGTCGCTTGTAACACAAACAGAAGAAGATTATGTTAACTTAGGATTAGATGTAGGTGTTTACTTTGGTGATAGAAAAGAACTTGGCAAAACACATACTATCTGTACTTGGCAAAGTCTAAACATACTTGATAAGAAAAGTAAAGACTATGAGGCAGCACTTACACTTGCAGAATTTATTGATGGTGTCAGTGCAATTATTATTGACGAAGTACATCAAGCAAAAGCAGATGTGCTTAAAAAATTACTTACAGTTAACTTCCGTAATGCTCCTATACGTTGGGGATTAACAGGTACAGTGCCTAAAGAGAAATGGGAGTTCCAAGGTATACTTGCAGGAATTGGACCTGTAATTAATAATGTATCAGCACACGACTTACAAGAAAAAGGTGTGTTAGCAAATCTTGATATACAAATTTTACAAAGCAAAGACATAGAAACATTTAGAAACTATGCAGAAGAGTACACTTGGCTAGTTACAGATAGCAAACGTTTAGATTGGGTTGGAGATCATATCAACAAAATTATTAAAGACGGAAACACACTTGTACTAGTAAACAGAATTGACACAGGTAAGAAACTATTAGAAAGATTACCTGATGCAACGTTTATCAGAGGAGATGTTAAACTCGATGACAGAAAAGAACAATATGATGAAATTAAAACTAGTGATGGTAAAATCATTATCGCTACTTACGGCGTTGCCGCAGTTGGTATTAATATTCCTCGTATTTTTAACCTTGTTCTTATTGAGCCTGGCAAGTCTTTTATACGTGTTATTCAGTCAATTGGCAGAGGCATACGAAAAGCAGAGGACAAAGATTTTGTCCAGATTTGGGATATGACTTCTACTTGCAAATATGCAAAAAGACACTTAACAGAAAGAAAACGATTCTACCGCGAAGCAAAGTATCCGCATAGCGTTACAAAGGTAGACATTTAAGGAGAATAAATGAGAATACTAACACTAGATAATAAGGCATTTGATCTAAACGAATTGCCTGAAGAGGTAGAAGAAGATGCTAGATTTAGTGTGCTAGATAATAGTACACCTGCAGAACCAGACTTCTTCTTTATGCCTTTAATATTTTTAGAAAGTTTTAACAGTCCTGCTATATGTTTAAATATTGGCGGCCACGAAATACAAATGCCTTTAGATTGGTGTATGTTAGTAGGCGACAGCGAATGTTTAGCAGATCCAGAAGTTATGCCTTTAACAAGTATTAATGAAAGAGGATTCGAAGCAATGATAATGAATCCAATTAAAGGATATAGAGTAGATTTTCAACCAGTAGAAATAACAAACATATATCAAGATGTACGTTGGTTCTTTCCTAAGATGAAAAACGGACAGTTACTAACAGTACCACTGCATAATGGACACAATCCCCCGTGTGCATATTTTGTTAAAGAAATTAGTAGGCAATCAGAAATGGTTGAACTGGCCAAACTACTATAATAATTACTAATACAACCCAGGAGGTTTATGACTAGTGTTGAGGAAAGAGACGACGACAGAACGTTTGAAAATGAACAATCAATGGTAACAATACCACTAAAAGAATATGACAGGTTAAGAGAAAAACAAAAATATATTACTGATAGAAATATGATTGCAGTAGTAGATAAGATAGAAGAACTTGTTAGAGCTTTAAGAAAGCATATCGTAAGAACGGAGATAGATTAATGAAAGCAGGAAAGATTTGGGGTCAAACAGAATTGATCCACGCTAATGGTGTACTAGAGTTTCACCGTATTGAATACAAAGCAGGATTCAAATGCAGTGAACACGAACACCAATTTAAATGGAATGGCTTCTTTGTAGAATCAGGTAAGATGCTTGTACGTGTTTGGCAAGATGACCAAGGACTTGTTGATGAAACTATTCTTAATGCAGGCGACTTTACACAAGTGAAGCCTGGTAAAGTGCATCAGTTTGAAGGACTTGAAGATGGTGTAGCATTTGAATTGTATTGGGCAGAGTTCAATCACGATGACATTGTAAGACGCACTTCAGGCAGCAAGAGTAAGAAATAATGTACACAGTCGTTACAAGTTTTAACGAAAAATATTGGAACGAACTTACAAGTACAACTACCAGAGAATTAGATAAAAACTGGCATAAAGAATCAAAACTTCTCTTTTACCACGAACTACCTAAAGCAGTTACTAAAAAATCAATAGGCGGATTTTCCAATAGATGCGAATGGATTGATCTATATAAAGATTGTCCAGCACTTCCTGCGTTTGCTGAAAAATGGAAGGATCATCCTAAAGCAAATGGTGCAAAAGGATTTAAATGGGACGCTGTTAAGTTTAGTCATAAAACTTTTGCTATATGGCAAGCCTGGAGAAAAACACAAACAGGTTGGCTTGTATGGATGGATGCAGATAGTTTATTTCACAAACCATTTGACGAAAGATTCCAATCAATAGTTTTTAATAGAGATATAATTGCTGCTTATGTAGGAAGACCACACAAGTATAGCGAGTGTGGATTTATGGCATTTAATTTAGACAGACCAGAAACACATAAGTTTATGGAGCAATGGGAAGAATTATTTTTAAGCGGCGAATTTATTAACCTGCCACAGACACACGACAGTTACACATTCGATGTAATGCGTAAAAACTTTGATCCTAAATTATTTTATGATTTGAATGTTGCTAAATCAGGTAAGCACCCTATACACGCTAGTCTAGTAGGCCCTTACATTAACCATTCAAAAGGTAAAGACAAAAGTTATAAAGTTAACAAGTTTCTTTCTCGACAGGCACAGGCATCATAATACACTCTGCTTTCTTTGTAGAACGTCCTGGCAATAATTGATATCCGTGACCAAGTAAAAACTCTATTACGTGATGATTTTCTCTGCGTTTGTTTTCAAACTCAATTACAGGCAAATGTTTCATAATAGTTTTGAACGCACCTTTTATTACTGCCATTTCTGCTTGTTCGACATCAATTTTAATAAAGTCAACACTTTCAAAATCCATATCATCTAACATAAGAGTATTAACTTTTACTTTACCTGCGTGGATGCCTTCTGCTTCCCACATAGCAATTCTTTCACTAGATATTGTTGCCCAGCCTGATGAATTAATAACTCCGTCTTGCACTGGTCTTGCTGCTTCAATAAATCCTGTATGATCACTTACAGCAAATTGTAAGCATTCTACATTTTCTAAATGACGTGTATTATATTGTAAACATTCAAATGTTTCTGGTATGCATTCAAATGCATATACTTTGCTAAATCTACTTGCTAATGGTACAGTTACTAATCCTACATTTGCACCAACATCAATCATTACATCACGTTTCTTTACTTGAGGTAATCCTGCTTTTAAAATTGTATTAAGTCCGGTATATGTGCTTTCGCCTTCTTCGTTAACTTGTAGTAATCGTTTTTCATACTCTGGAAACTTCCAGTGGTTGTGCATTTTGTACATCCTATACTCCTATTTGATATGATTCTAAACAGTCTACTACGAATGTATTATTTGCAAACTCTTCAGGCGTAAATTGACTCCACGCAATATGTTCTAACCATTCAGTTCTATCAGGAAACTGTGGATTTTTAATTTGTGTAATATCATTACCCATTATCAAACTAACTGCACTATGGTCAACAGTATATGCAGGTATACCACACATAACTGCTTCTACACAAGCCATTGTGCGTTCACCTATTACAGCGTGACTTGCTGCTAAGTCTTCAAGGAATGTAGGCCAACGTGCAGGATTTTTACCTCCTGACTTTCTTCTAAATTTAATTGGTCCATCCCAGAATTCTCTTATTTGTTTTTCAATGTTTAACTTCCAGTCGCCTAACGTAACACCTGTCCTTTCAAAGATTATACCTTGCTGAGGCTCAATAACAAGAAGTGTATCGCCTCTTTTCTTCTGCCATTTTTTAATACGTGGATTAAGTGTATGTAATCTTGAACTTGGTACAGGACGCATATTTAAATTGTGCGAGCCGTTATATGTTACACGTCTAGTGTTTCTTCTTGGATTATTAACTCCCCAATAACCATAGTCTATTTCAATATGGTTATTGCCTTTTGCAATCCATTCTTTATATGGAGAACGCCAAGGCGGATGATGACAAGAAATAAGCACATAATCATTTGGAATATCTGCTACACTACTGAATTCAGTGGCGCCTTTCTTAATAAAAGGTGCAAGTATCCAATTCGATGATTTATTTTCTATAACTTCTTTACAATAAGCATACTTGATCATACTCTTATTTAACTGCATTGGATTTGTTAAAAGTTAAATAAGAGCATAAGGAGTACGTGAATGTCTATAAAAATCAGCGAAGAATATAAAGAACAATTAAAGCAGATTCATAGCGGTACAGGGAAGAAAATGGGTTGGGGATTAGAACCACCTGCCAAACTTGTAGAAACTATTAATCAATACAAACCTCAAACAATTTTGGATTATGGCTGTGGTAGTGGAGCAATGAAAGACCATATGCAAGGCTTATATCCAAACATAAAACTAAATGGTTATGATCCAGGTATGCCCGAGTATCAAACATATCCAAAAACCGTTGATTTAATTTATAGCACAGACGTATTTGAACACATTGAGCCAGCACATATAGACAGCACACTACGTTTGTTATGGCAAACTGCTCCAGTAAACTTCCACAAAATTGCTTGTTTTCCTGCAAAAAAGAAACTTCCAGATGGACGCAACGCACACCTTATAATTGAAGAACCAGAATGGTGGATTGAAAAAATTAAATCAACACTTGACAGTACTTGCAAACTTGTGTATAATAAAACAATACTAGAGTACGTAAAAAAGAGAGAACGTAAACAACTTGAGGTATTGATTATAAAGGAGTAATGTATGCTTCATAAGATAAGCGAGTTTTGTGATAAGATTGACGGTCTGAAAAAAGATGCTGATATGTTACGTGACCTAAAGTACAACCAGCCAAAGACACCAGAACGTGATCATATGATTCAAGGACTAATAGAACAGATACAGGCAGACTGTTTTATTATAAGTAGGGATAAGCAAAATTATACCAAGTCGGAGTCTTAATTGATTACCGAGAAGTACAAAAAAGTCCTCACGGACATTCACGCAAAGACAAAGTTTGGCAAAAGGCGCAAACTACCTGCAATGTTAGAAAACTACATTGCAGAAAAAAATCCTAGTAGCATTTTAGATTTTGGTTGTGGCAAAGGTAATCTTGTAGACACGTTAAAAGAGAAATATCCTAACAAAAAGATATTTGGATTTGATCCTGCTAATCCTACATATGATATACCACTACACAGTGTTGATATGATTATATCAACAGATGTACTAGAACATATTGAGCCGCACTGTCTTGCAGATACCCTACTAGAAATAAAAAACAATAGCAAATACATTTTCCATTTAATAAGTTGCGCACCTGCAAAACTAATTTTGCCCGATGGCCGTAATGCACATTTAATACAAGAATCTCCTACTTGGTGGAAAGAACAATTTGAAAATATTGGGTATACAGTAACTAATGAACAGTATCACGAGTTATCTAAATATTCAAAACAACTACAGAGAAAATTGCCAGTAAAAAATTATTACGTAATGGCAGAACAATAAAATGGTTAAAATATACGAATCACCAGACGGAGGAGAAACTGTCTTCGCACGTGACACTGAATCTGGAGAGCGTACTATAGTCCAAAAAAAAGTATATCCTGATTGGTACATTGATGATCATCAATTTAGTGAAATACAACATAAGGCAGTTAGGGGAAATAAGGCCTTGCAAAAAACACTAAAAGAGCTTAAACTGTTATATATGTTAACTAAGGATCCTGAAAATGAGTAAGCAGCCCGGATTAAAATTAAATGAAATATTAGCAGCCGTTGATTTGAACGGTAAAGAAGTGTGGGATGATCTTACAGAAGAACAACGTAAGAGTGTCGTATTCTTTACTCTTAATCGCTATATAAGCAGCGTACAAGGGTCTAGAGAAGATCAGGAGCACTTTGTACTACTAGGAAATGAACGCTTTAATAAGAACCTTTTCCTGCTGTTAAACAAGCATAACAAACTACTTTGGCAATTGGCTTGTAGTTGTGGACACGAATCCAAAAAAGTGTTTTTCCATAAATGGCTAAAACTTACTAAAACTAAAAACAAGAAAGAAGAGTTTTTGGGTACACTGTTTCCGAATATGAAAACTGAAGATATTCGCACTATGGCAGCAATTACTAGTGACAAAGAGATAAAAGAATACTGTAAAGAATTAGGTTGGGATAAGAAACAGGTCAATGCAATTAAACTTTAAATGTGAATACTGCGGCAAATCATTTGCTAAAGAGAAAACTTTGGCAGTGCATATCTGTGAGCAAAAACGTAGACATCTAAGTAAGAATGAAAAACACGTTCAACTTGCTTTGTTAACGTATCAACGTTTTTATGAAATAGCACAAGGCGGTAAAAAGAAAAGAGAGTTTGACGACTTTGCAAAAAGTCCTTACTATAATGCATTTGTAAAATTTGGTAGTTTTGTATCAAACGTAAATCCTTTAATGCCAGATAGATTTATTGAGTATGTTGTACGCAGTGGAGTAAAACTAGATCACTGGTGTAGAGATGAATTGTATGACAAGTATCTAGCAGAACTTGTTAGAATTGAACCTGCTGAAAATGCAATAAAACGTAGTTGTAGTACAATGGTAGAGTGGGCCAACGAACACAATGCAGACTGGAATCACTATTTTAGTTATTGTAATTTGAATAGAGCAACACACGATATCAAAGAAGGTAAAATTAGTCCTTGGGTATTACTTAACTGCAAAGCAGGTAAGGATATGTTACAAAAGATGAATGATGAACAGTTAGCAATTGTATCACCAATTATTGATCCTAAATTTTGGATGAAGAAATTTAAAACATTGCCAGCAGATGTAGAATTAGTTAAAGAAGTAGTTCGGGAAGGTAAAGTGTCGTGAAGACAAGAAAAATTAAAGATGGAATGGAAGTACAAGAACTTGACAAACCTGTGCAATTAAGTATACTAACAAAGTGTCCTGCTAAATGGAAAATTGTAGATATGGAAACAGGACAAGAATATATTGCTAGTGGTAACTATGAGATGTACAAACAGTGGAAAGAAGTTAAAAAGTAATGCCAGATATTGATATAGACTTTAAAGATAGAGAAAAAGCACTTGCGTTATTCAAACACGTAAGAGCAAGTCGTATCGATGATGGCGAACTAACTAAGCACAACACTGGCGTGTATATGCACGAGGTTCCAACAGATCCAAGTAAATACGTTTGTTCAATAGAACACAAAGAAGCAGAAGAACAAGGTTTATTTAAGATTGACTTCTTAAATGTTTCTTTGTATAACGATATTAAAGACGAAGCACACTTAATCAAACTAACCGAACAGGAGCCGTTATGGGAATTACTTACAGAGCCAGACTTCAGCAACAAACTATTTCACGTAGGAGAACACAGTGGAGTGCTAAAAGAGATGAAGCCACAGAGCATCGAACAGTTAGCAGCAGTACTAGCAATGATACGTCCAGCAAAGAGACATCTAGTAGGACAGAGTTGGGACAAGGTAATGCAAGAAGTGTGGACAAAGCCAAGTAGCGGTGAATACTATTTTAAAAAGTCACACGCAACAGCATATGCAGTTGCAGTAGTTGTACATATGAATTTATTATGCGAGCAGATATATGAATTGGGAAGTTGAGGATTATAGAGATAAACCACCTAAGCCTGATCTAGGTAGTTGGCCGTTCTGGCAAGTACCTATATGGTATGTACCTTACTACTTGTTAAGAGTTATATTCTGGATATTCGTACTGCCGTGGTTGTTTGGTCAAACACTTACTGCACTAGGTACACTAGTAACATTCTTGTTAGTTGACTATTGGATATATTGGTCTATGAAGAAGGCTTTCGAACAAGAGTAATTGATCTACGCTTAATTCTTTTAATAATAATATTATTTAAACTAGTAACAGGCCCGAACTGTATTTCAACATCTTTTGTAGTGTAATTACGTATAGCATACCTAAATTCTGCTATTTCGCCCTTAAGGAAAATATTAATAGGAATTTGTCTGTTTGATTCCCACCACCAAGCATCACCTAGTTCTAAAAAGCGTTTCTTTGCTGCTTCACCCTCGATAAGTTCATAATCGTAGAAACTCGTGACATTAGTGTCTTGGTTAATAATAATGCCTACATATTCTTTGTCTGCGTGTGTTAAAACGCTGATAAATGGCATATTTTCTTTTAAGTTTTCTGTTATTCTCATCGATAAATATAGTAAAGGTTTAGTAATCACTTATGCAATTAACTACAATATATTTATACCCAAACGTAGTCGAAGCCTATACAGAATTGGCTAGTGATTACACACAGGAGAGATTTCGTATGGTCTACAGTCGCGCTTTAAAAATTTATCGTGCAACCGATAATAGAATCGATCTTCAGGTTAGGAAAGGAGATCAAAAGAAAATTAATTTAACAGGATCCACAATTGTGTTTTCGTTAGTGAGCAGAGAGGACAGTGAACTCGTCCTTAAGAAAGATGTAACTGCTGATGATGCAACACAAGGAAGATTTTATGTAACGCTTACAGAAACAGAAATGCGTGATATAGAACCAGGATTATACTCATATAGTTTTATAAAAGAAACTAGGGAAGAAGTTGTTTCAGGACAGTACAAAGTTACTTCTTCATTTCCATTATACTTAGATAGTCAGTTCGGTGCTGACGGCACAATAGAAGTAAACGGCGATGTATATGGTGAACCATACGACACTATTGAAGTTGTTACTTTTAACAAGACTGTAAACTTTGATAAAGTAACAAACAGTCGTGACGATGATCCTGCATTTGACTTACCAAGACCAAACTATGCTAGACATACTCCTATTAGCGGCTATGAGGAGTTCTTTGAAAGCAGCCAAATTGATGCACAAGGTAATCAGCAAACACCACAAAGCCTACATACTTTCCAAGTTTATGCAAATGCATATGAAGGCGAACTTAAACTACAAGGTAGTTTGGACCCAGGCGGCGTTCCAATTGATGAAAATTGGACAGATATCAAAACGTGGAATCTAACAACAGCAGATGGAAATTTTTACCATAATGTTACAGGAAAGTATAATTGGTTTAGATTTAGGCACGTACCAGCAGATAATAACACAGGAACAGTTGACAAAATACTGTATAGATAGTATACTAGCAGTATGACACTTGTACTTGACAAATTCAGAGATCTACTGCCACCTCGAGCTAAACACAGTCCTAGTGGTTGGACATCTTTTAATGCGCCTTGTTGCCATCATCGTGGACACAATGCTGATAAGCGTAAACGTGCAGGTGTAAGATTTGATACTGGAGTTGTGTACAACTGTTTTAATTGCAAGTACAGTGCAAGTTGGCAGCCTGGTAGACAAATAAGCGAAAAGTTTAAATCATTATGTAGATGGTTAGGTGCTAATGAAAGTGATATAAACACACTTATATTTGAAGCACTAAAAACAGAAAGTGCTGAGTATAAGCCAAGAGAATTACAAACAAGAGTTTCTTTTGCAGAAAAGAAATTGCCTGAACACAGTTTGCCAGTAAGCGATTGGTTAAACGTAGACTTTGCAGGCGATAGTAAACTTGAAACTAGTTTTGCAAAAGTAGTTGAATACATTTATGATAGAGGATATGATCCAGTAAGTAATAATTTTTATTGGTCTCCTACAAATGGTTACATAGATAGAGTTATTATTCCTTTTTACTATAGAGGAAAAATAGTAGGCAACACTGCACGTAAAGTACGTAGTGGACGTCCTAAATATCTAAGTGATCATCACAATCAGTTTGTATTCAATGTTGACGCACAGCAAGAGGATCAACGTTACATATTTGTAACTGAAGGTCCGTTCGATGCTATGGCGATTAATGGTGTTGCTTTACTAACAAACAATATTAGTGATCAACAGTATAGAATAATACAAGGACTCGGCCACGAGATTATTGTTATTCCTGATCAAGACGAAGCAGGAGAAAACTTGATCAAGAAAGCAATGGAATATGGCTGGAGTGTTGCTTTTCCTAACTGGGAAGCAGACGTAAAAGATGTTGCTGATGCAGTACAACGTTATGGTAAGTTGTTTGTAACAGTTGATGCTATTAAGACAGCACAAACAGGCAGCATCAAGATAAGTGTTGCTAAGAAACACTTTATCAACAAAATAAAAGAGGAAGTAGTATGAAGTGGTTAAAAAGTATTGTGGATTGGTTTAAAGATCAATATTACAAATACAAACTTCGCAAGAAGATAAAAGAAATGAAGAAGAAAGACCCCTTTATATACAAATAGGAAGGAAGGTGTAAAATGATGTCGGAATTTACAAACGGCATTTTCAACGTAATAAAAAAACTATTAGGTGGTAGCAGTGTTACTCTTGCTGTAATTTATACTGTAGGACATATCGTTATTGCTATTGCTTGTGTTACTATTATTACTGGCGCGAGTATTGAACTTGCAGCCATTGACGCATTAGTAGAACCAATTATTAACGGTTTTTGGTTTTATCTATTGCACAAAACGTGGAAACACTTTAACGACAAAAAGGTATAGTACTTGATTACTTGGGGAATATCAGCAAACAGCCACGACGGATCACTTGCAGTATTTGACAAAGACGAATTAGTTTTTGCAAGCCATACTGAAAGATTTAGTCGTGTGAAAAACGATCCTGATCTTAATAAACGTATAGTTCGCTATGCAAAGCAATGGGGAGAGCCTCATAAAGTTGTATGGTATGAAAAGCCGTTTAAGAAAACGTTAAGACAACTAATTGCTGGTCAAGGCTGGAACTTATACGAGAATGATATTAAATCATACTTACAAAGTTTCAACATTAATGCACCCTTAGAGTACAGTAACCATCACGAAAGTCACGCAGCAGGAAGTTATTATACAAGCGGTTATGATGATGCAACTATAGTTTGCATTGATAGCATTGGAGAATTTGAAACTTTTACAATTTGGGAAGGTGTAGGAAATAAACTTAAAAAAGTTTATAGTCAAGGTTACCCACACAGTATAGGTTTATTCTATAGTGCAATGACACAACGTATAGGACTTAAACCCAATGAAGATGAATATATTCTAATGGGTATGGCTGCATATGGCGATCATAAAAAATATTATGATGAGATTAAGGAACTATTTTTTAAGTTAGGACCACACTCCCATTGGACTACACCTAGTGTAAAATTTAAAGAAAATTTACATAGAGGTTGTATGTGGTGGCGCCGAGGAGAATTAGATTGGCAGCAAAAAGCAGACATTGCTGCTGCCACTCAAGAACTGTATGAAGAAATATTCTTAGACATTATAAAGCACTGTCGAGGAAAATATAAAAGCAATAACCTAGTGTTAAGTGGAGGCTGTGCATTAAACTGTGTGGCTAATCATCTTGCATATTCATATTACGACAATGTATGGATAATGCCTAACCCAGGCGATGCAGGTTCTAGTGTAGGTGCAGTACTTGCCAAAAATAAAAAACATATAGAATGGAAACACACTTACTTAGGTTACAACATAGAAGGAAAATATCCAGTTGAAAAACTTGTCAAAGAACTCAAAGAACAAGGCATTGCGGGAGTTGCTAATGGAAGGGCTGAGTTTGGCCCTAGGGCGTTTGGTAATCGTAGTCTTCTTGCTGATCCTAGGGGCAATGATATTAAGCAAAGAGTTAATAGCATTAAGCAACGGCAACAGTTTAGGCCATTCGCACCCGTGGTGCTCGAAGAGTATGCAAATAAGCATTTCAAAGGACACTACAATCAATATATGCAATTTACCTCCAAATGCTCCAATCCAAACTTGTATCCTGCCATCACCCACGTGGATGGAACAAGCAGAGTACAAACTGTTGGACCAGATGGTAGCGGTATACGAAGATTGCTAGAAGCCTGGAATGATGCTACAGGATGTCCTATGCTGTTAAATACTTCGCTGAACATCAAAGGCAAACCTATGGTAAATGATAAATTGGATGCACAAGAGTTTGCAAAAAAGTACCGAGTGAGTGTATACTAGTAATATAATTAAGGAAAGAAAAATTAATGAGTGAAGCAAAGACATATGATTTTGACGTACAGAAACTGTATCTTGAGATGATGCTTTCTGACGCAGAAACTTTTGTAAGATGCCAAGGTATCTTTGATCATACTTTGTTTGACAGAAAACTTCAAGATGCAGCCCAATTTATAAATGAGTATGCAAAGAAGTATAGTGTACTTCCAGAGTTTCATACTGTAAATGCAAGTTGTAAAACAGACTTGAAAGAAGTAGGAGAACTTAAAGATGGACATTTATCTTGGTTGATGGATGAGTTTGAAAGTTTTACTAGACACAAAGCACTTGAACGTGCAATTATTAATTCAGCAGATTTATTAGAAAAGAAAGAATATGGACAAGTAGAAATACTTGTTAAAGATGCAGTACAAATTGGACTTGCACGTGATATGGGTACAGACTATTTTGATGATCCTCGTGCTAGACTTATGGGACTGAAAGATAAGAATGGACAGGTAAGCACTGGTTGGGAAACAATGGACAGAAAACTGTTCGGTGGATTCAATAGAGGCGAACTTAATATTTTTGCAGGTGGATCTGGTGCAGGTAAGAGTTTGTTCTTAGCAAACTTAGGTGTGAACTGGGCATTGCAAGGATTGAATGTAGTTTATTTGACACTTGAACTTTCTGAACAACTTGTTAGTATGCGTATAGATAGTATGACTACAGGTATTACAACAAGAGACATTTTCAAGAACATTGATGATGTGGAAATGAAAGTTAAGATGATTGGTAAGAAAGCAGGTGCATTCCAAGTCAAGTATATGCCAAGTGGTAAAACTGCAAATGATATTAGAGCGTATTTGAAAGAATATGAAATTAAAGTAGGCAAAAAAGTAGATGTGTTACTAGTAGATTATTTAGACTTGTTGATGCCTGTAGGTAAAAGAATTAGTGCAGAGAACTTGTTTGTTAAAGACAAGTATGTGTCAGAAGAACTACGTAATCTAGCAATGGAGTTGCAATGTGTATTTGTAACTGCGGCACAGTTGAATAGAGGCGCAGTAGAAGAAGTAGAATTTGATCATTCGCATATTAGTGGTGGACTTAGTAAAATACAAACAGCAGATAATGTTATAGGTATCTTTACAAGTAGGGCAATGCGTGAACGTGGAAGATATCAATTACAACTTATGAAGACACGTTCTAGTAGTGGTGTAGGACAAAAGGTAGACTTAGAATTTAACATTGAGACTTTGAGAATTACTGATCTCGATGAAGATGAACAAGAAGCAACGAACGGTGGCAATAGAGGCACTAGTTCTATAATCGACAACATTAAACGTAAAACTGAAACGTCAGCGCCAAGCGATGATCCTACAGCAGGTGCTCCTGTTGGAAAAGTAAGAGCACAAGTCGAGTCGACCAAACTGCGTGAGATCTTAAACAATATGGGCGATGACGATGACGACATATAACGATAACACCCATACATTATATCAATGGCCTGCAGACGACCGTCCTAACAAATATCTTGACATAGACTGGCCAAAAGTACACAAAGAAGTAGGTGCTGATTGTATCAAATGGATACAGAAACAAGGCGAAAGCAAGTGCTGTTTACACTTAGAGTTGTTTGGTGAAGGCAGTAGACTAATAGTTGAATTTTTTGACCAAAAAACCAAACGTACCTTTCATTTGATGTGGTCTTAGCATACGGCATAAATACAGTATGCGCATTACAGATCTTATAAAAGAAAACTCTGAATATGTAACTATTAATAGGCGCCTCAACCCTAAACTATGGGACGATGGCCAATTAAAGCCTGAAGTTAAGAAGCAATTGTTAAAAATTGCAGAGAAGTTTGAAGAGTTTATAGGTATTGATTTAGACGTTATTGATTATACAATAACAGGGTCTAACGCAAACTATATGTGGACAGCGTATAGTGATTTAGATTTACATATAATTGTAGATGGTATGCCAGGTGAAACTGAGCGTGAATTATTCAATGCTAAAAAAGCACTATGGGCAGAAGAACATAACATTACAATTAAAAACTTACCTGTAGAATGTTATGTGCAAGGTAATGAAGAAGAACATCACTCAACAGGTGTATACAGTATAGTAGCAGATCAATGGATTGAAAAGCCTAAGAAGGTTAAACCAAATCTAAATGATGCTTCTATCAAAATCAAGAAAGACAGTTTAATGCACGATATAGAAACTGCATTACACTCAAAAGACATTACAACTTTACGCAAAACTAAAGAAAAAATTACAAAGATGCGTAAAGCAGGATTAGAAAAAGCGGGCGAATGGTCAACTGAAAATATCGTTTTCAAGGTACTGCGTAACTTAGGTATGATAGATAAGTTAGCAACAGAAATAAAAGATCTTGAAGATGAAGAATTAAGTTTAGAAAATGCCCCAGTCTTACAATAGAATACTTTGCGTAGGCGACAGTCACGCTTCAACAACATTTACACGTAAACCTTGGCCGTGTTGGCTTGAAGGTAATATAGATGTGTTAAGTGCTCCAGGTGCAGGTATAGAAATTTGTGTACACAAACTTGCACTACAATTAACAAAACAAACTTATGATTTAGTTATATTTGAAGCGCCACACAATATGCGTTTAGCAGTAGGTATGAACTACAACGAAGCAAACGATAACAGCGGCATAGAAAAAACATATCCTTGGCAGCAGCACGGTAACTTTGTAGGTGATGAGTTTGTAATGAGTTTGAATCCTAGTAATAATGTAGGTGCTATGAAAAAGTTTCACGGTAAAGACTTCGGCAAAGTAAAAGTATATAAAGATTACAACGAATGGTATTTACGATATCAAGCAGACAATAATTATGAAACTACTGTAAAATATGCTACACATTTGTTTACTGTTGAGCAATTATGTAAAGTATATAACACTAAATTAGTAACATTCTTATGGCATCCTATAGAAGGAAAACGTAACGAATTGTTCACTAGTTGGTACGACAGGTTAGAAACTATTGTACCACAAGCAGTTACTGAATGGCAAGAACACAAAGGGTGGAAAGGCAAAGAAGGACACTGCAAACACACTGTAGATGGCTATCACCTCGATGATCACGGTAGTAAGACCCTCGCCCAAGAATATCTAAAACAGTATCTTTAAAAATAAATATTACTAGCAGTTAATGGAGATTTTATATGTTAAAAGTCGTTACAGGTATCGACGATTGGGTTACAGAGATTATCAAAGACGATCCTGTTAGACCAAACCTATCTGCAGAATTTAGAGTAAATGAAAATGCAGAAATATTTGCATACTGGGAAGAAAATGGTCTAGGTGCAGTATGTTGTGTAAGATACACAGAAGGTATCCCTGAGGGTATCAATGAAATGCAAAAGACATCTTCAATTGATGCTGACACTGCTGTCTTTTATACTATCTGGAGTTACGCAAAAGGTAGTGGGCGTGAATTGATAAACGAAGCAAGTAAAGAAATCAAAGCACGGTATCCTAAAATTAAAAACTTAGTTACACTGAGTCCGCCAACTGAAATGGCAGAACGTTTTCACTTGCGCAATGGTGCTTGGAAGTATCGAGAAAACTATGACACAGTTAACTTTGCATATGAGATAGAATAGTGGAATTCATTTGGCAAATACTACTAACTGTATGTTTGAGTGGCACGTGCTTACAGCAAGATGTACAGTGGTTCGATGGTAAAACAGCAAAGCAAGATTGCTTTAAAATGTTACATACCTATAAAAAAATTCCAGTCGACGGCGATTGGGAAAGTGTAGAATATACTTGTAAGCCGATAGGCAAAGGCAAAAGAGTTTAGCCCAAAATAGGTTGACGCACACATAAATAAGTGTATAATACACTTATAAATTTTCACATACATTATGGCATATTCAGATAAAGTGGTTAAGCGTTTTGAGGACGTTCTTAACAACCCGCAGGATCACGGTGTAGGTCGCTTTGATCCTAATGACCCCAACGTGGCAACAGGAATGACAGGAGCACCAGCGTGTGGCGATGTTATGAAACTAGACCTAAAAGTAAACCCAATGACAGACGTAATAGAAGACGTTAAGTTTAAAACGTATGGTTGTGGTAGTGCAATTGCAAGTTCAACTATGTTTGTTGAAATGCTGAAAGGCTTAACAATGACACAAGCACAAGAAATAAAAGATAAAGATATTGCAGCAGCACTAGAACTACCGCCTATAAAATTACACTGTTCTGTACTTGCAGAGGATTCAATTAAGAAAGCTCTAAAAGATTGGGAACAAAAAACTGCACATCGTAAACACAATCAAAAGTGATAGAACTAGCACGTTTGGATAACGGTGAAGATGTGTATGGCACATTCGAAGAAGTAGAATCATATGCCGAACAAAAAGATACTTGGGTACAAAGATATTACGATCACGTAAATCCATCTACGGTATACAACACTTTCAAATGGGTAGGTAGAGGTATGAGTAATCCACGAAGTGTTAGTGTACCATTTGATTATCGTAAGAACAGAGCAAACGGTACGTTCAATGCTAGGGGAGTTAACTTAGATAAATGGTAAGTGCTGCACTATAACCATCATACTTAACCAAATCCATAATGTATTAAATGCTACAAGTGTTGGCAATAGTTTTTTGTAACTAGCCCAAATAAGCAACATACTTGTGAACAAAGAGATGAAATAGAGCTCCCAGATTTCAATACCAAAAATTAACCCTGGAATGATAATTGCTGCTTTGGCAATCCAAGCAATTGCTTCTATTAAATTATAATTGGTCCAATATTTCTTATCAAACCACATCTTATAACAGTCTAGAATGTTTCGCCAACCTGTTAGTGTGTATACAATTGAAGTAAGAAATACTGTGGACACTATTGCTGTCCAAACTTGTGTATCCGTCATACTGTATTTAATTTGGTTGTAATTGTTGGTTGACTATTGTGGTTAATTGTTATATATTAATAATAAGAAGTAATAACTGCTCGTAGCTCAGCCGGATAGAGCACAAGTTTGCGGAACTTGAGGCCGGAGGTTCGAATCCTCCCGAGCAGGCCAAAAAACAACAACAACGAGGCAAAAATGAAAACTAAAACAGTATGGACAATAGTAGCAGTGATAACAGTAGCATTTGTTTTATTCGTAACTACTAATGAAGCACAGGCAAATGAAACACAAGACAACCCAATTATTAACACAGTAGAAACAGTTAAGGATAGGGCTATTAATAACAGAGTAACTCAATTTGTTATTGATGAAAAGAATGAGATAGTTGAGTTCCAAAAAGAAAGTTGGCAACAAGGGAAAGACCAACTTGCTAATAATAAAGAGACAATTTCCAAATTTTGGAAAGCACTAAAAGGTGCAGTAAGATTCTACACTACTACACAGTAAGTACAGTTTAAACCTTCGCTAAACACCGTCTAAAACGCATTTTAAGCGTCATACAGCGGTGTTTAGCATATACAACACCACAAACATTGCATACACTAATTAAAGCGTTTTACGTTAGGCTTATAGAATATTACGCTTGATTCCACGGAACAGCATTGCCATTGCTGTCCAAAACCAATTCTCTAGTATCCTTGTAAGCAGCACACATAATACCTCTGCCTCTACCTTTGGCAATGTATCTAGTAGGCATAATATCTCTGCCTTCGTGCTGTCTTTGAATGTGGTTTATTTTCATTCCTTTCGATTTTTTAACGGCCATTATCTTCCTTGTCCTTTATAAAATTTATGACTTCGCTTTTTATGCTTGTTCATTGAACTCATTTTACATCTTCCCTTTTTATTAGCAATGCTAGTTTTTTTAGGTGTAGACTCGTGAGCAACGAATGTCTTATGTAATTTCATAACTATCCTTGGGTTAGGTTGGTTTTAGTTATGTGAGTAGTTATCTTTTATTTGGAAGAATCACAGGTATTTGGTGCAAAAACGCAGCCTAATGCGTTTGCTATACCTTCAAAGTTAGTTGGCCCTGTACTAGACAATTCATTGTCTTGAGGTTCTACAACTTGTTCTTGTTCGTGCTGTTGTTCAATTTTTTCTATGACAGGAACTTGATTGCAGGCTTGTAGAGCAAGGAGACAGAGTAACAGCATTAAACTCAGTGCTAATCTTATTTCCCAATTCATACACGGGTATTTATTAAAATTCTACCCAACCTGTAAGTATATACTTAGTACCAGATAATGGAGGATTGCCTCTATGAGCGTGAGTGTAACTGCCTGGCCATATCACAAGATCACCTTCACGTGCAGGACAACGTACACCCTGTTTTAAGAACTCTGTTTCACCACCTTCTTCTACAGTGTTAAGATATAAACTGAACACTGCAATTCTGTTAGCGTGTTCTAAACTGTCTGCTTCATAGTGCCACTGATGGAAGCCTTGTCCTGGATCTGTGCGCTGTGTTTTTACGTGACGTATGTGCAACTGCTTGTCGCTTTCTAGCACACGATAGTATTCTGAATACTGCTGCCAACACTGCCAAAAGTAATTCAAGAACGGTGTAAACTGATTCAAATAGAAACTGTGCTTTTGTGTATAGTGTTCTGAATGATACAGTTGTGTATCTTCTACAGCAAAATTATTACGTGGCGTTGTGTTTTTTATACCTTTGTTAAATTCAAAGTGTTCAATCATTTGTTTGCACAGATCACTGGGAATAACACCTTCCCATACTGCAATGTCTTTATCAATCTTCATCTTGTCTTTCCTTTGCAAGTGGAAACTTCAGTTTGTCGTAGCGTAACTTCCAGAACCTATCTCGGTTCATTTCAAGCATCCACTGATCCTGTTCATAGCGCAGACTCCACTCATCATCTGGCATACGTGCAAGTCTTAGGAACTCTGCTTCCCATAACTTCCACCTTTTGTTTTCATCAGGCTCTCTATCATATGCATAATCAATCCAATAAGGAAGTTGAAAGCCCATATTAAGTAAATCGTTAATGATACCACAATAACCAAAGGGCAATACAAAGTGTCCTTTGATAAGTGGATCATATGTTTTTTCTGTAATGCAGCGTGTTTCTCCTGCACCTACTACACTTTCTATATATGCACTAAAGTATGTGCGTTCATAGTATCTGTTGTGTATGGGCATCCATATACTGCTCAATCTCTGTTTGACTATATTAAACTGCATAGGATTGTCTTCTTGTGGCTCTAGTGGTTTGGTATGACTGCATATGCCCAGTTCGCTGTGTGCTTCACACAGTGCAACCAACTGCATACGTCTTTGCATTCTGGGATTGCCATTGCGCAGTGCATCACTGTATATGCGTACAGGTGCTAGATACTTACGTGCTACACTTTTGGTTTTTGGTATTTCTGCCAAGTCCCACATACTGTCGTGATGTGCTTGTGTCCAATGCAGTCCATTCAGTCTATCTGTTCTGTCTGTAAAGAATGCTTTGTGTCTGTTAAACATTATGTCCCAATAGATACCCTGTGTTGCTGCACTGTTACTATGCACATAGTATTCAGGTTCACACCACTCATATTCACGCAGTCTATCTTCAATATATTGATCTGTGTCTACACCTTCGCCAGTCATCCATAGACTGAACAGTGCCACACGTCCTTTGGGCTGACCGTTTCTAAAACAGATCTTGCGCCATAGACTGTGCTGTAGTTCTTGTT